TTAGCCGCATCTATTACAGCCAGTGCTAGAGAAGCAATTAGAGAAGCGGCATTTAAAGTGAGGGAGTTAACATGAAATTAGAAAATATAAATTTAAAAAAATTGTTTATTTTACTAAACGCTACACATAAAGAAGTAATAGACGAAGGTATAAAATTACTTAATAAATTAGATAATACTGAACCTACAATGAAAAAACACCTTAATGTCGGAGTATGGTTCTGTAAATGTGGTTGGGCAAACGCCTTCAAAAGTAAGAGGGTAGACCCCGATAAAAGGTTGGCCTTAGATTGTAAAAATCCTAACTGCACATTACCCAACCGTAGAGTTGAAATTATGTATAAATTAAACCCAAGAGTAAAAATAATTTATTGCGATGTGGATGGAAGGGATTTTAAATATAAAGGAGAAGCAGAATACTTTGCAAATAAATTTAACAGGAGTGAATTATAATGCAAGTAGTTTATGCACATACTGATTCTCTTTATGTTCCTGTTCCTTCTATTGAGAAGGCTCAAGAAGTTAGAGAGATATTGAATACACATATACAAGAAAATGTATTTCCTAATCTTATGGGATTAGAAGACCATCCTATGGATTTAGAGTTCGAGAAATACTATTCTGTATTAGGAGTTGGAGCAACTAGAAATAGAAATGCAGGTTTTATTAATTGGAAGGATGGTGTTCATTTACAAGAACCTGAATTTGTTTGCACTGGTTTTACTCTAAAAAGAATTGCTGAATCTGTCATTGGGAAAGAAGTTCAAAAGACAGCATTAGAGATGTGGATTAATCAAAAGACAGAAGAAGATATTATATCTTATGTAAGAGATATGTATGATAAAGTTAGAACTGGTCAAGTTGATAAAACCGATTTAATTAAAAGAAGTAGAGTAAAAGAAAACAGATTAAAAGTTAAATGTCCCGAATTTAAATGTAAGAAAATATATGATGTTGATTATATCAGAGGATTACTAAGTGTTTTATCTAGCGCTGTCTGTGAAAAGGAATCCTGTAATAAAAAATTAAAACAATGCACAACCGTTGAAGGAAAAAGACCTGCTTTCGGTGGAGGATTCGCAGGTGTTCTTTATTATAATGAACACGTAAATAAAAAGGATAAATTGGATGATTCATTTTATCACATGAAATGTAATTTTAAAATCGGACAACCCCAAACATATACTAATTGGAATGGGGAAGAAAAGAAAGCAGGTTACATAGCAGTTAGAAATATAGAAGAATTAAAAGACTACGAACCTGATTGGTTATTTCTATCAGAGTCAGAAGTTTTAAAAAAGGTAAAACCTATATTTGATGCTATGAATTGGGATATATCAAAAGTGAAAGAGGATGGGAAACAAAAAACATTGGATGAATGGTTTTGATGTCTAAATAAAAGGAGGAAAATATAATGGAATATACATATCAATGGAATCCCGAATGGGAAGAAGACCCTGCTATGCCGCAGTTAAAAGTAACTAAATCGTCATTAAATACATTTGAATTTTGTAGAAAGCAGTATGAATTTAGTTACATAGAAAGAAGAAAGACAGAACCAAATATGGCTATGATTAAAGGAACAATAGTCCATAATTCATATGAAGATTTTTATAATCAATTTGATTTAAAAAAAGCAGAAGAATTAGATGAAAATAGTGTCTATGATTATTGCATGGGATTATTTCCAATAGATGATTATGGCGACCTTTATCAAACTATTTCTGCGTTTGAAACTGAAAGATTTATTCAATCGAGAAAAGAAGATATTTTAGATACTTTCTTACCAGTGGGCAACGAAATACAATGTAATGCGAAACTAATAATTCCTAAAGATGTTGGGATGTCAGGTAGAGGAACTAAGTTTATGTTAAAAAGAGATTACACAGTTCATCTTCAAGGTATTATAGATAGAGTGTTCCAAGAAGGTAATAGTATAATCCCTGTAGAGTTAAAGACTGGAGCATGGAAGGATAGAAAACAAGCACACATGAGAAATGAGATGGCCTTTTATAAAGTGTTAATGGAAGCCGACCCTGATTGTAACTTAGGAGAAGTAACCCATTGGGCTTGGTATTATCCTGATTCTAATTATTTTCAATTAGAAGAAGTTAAGAAAGGTAATGTAAATAGAATCAAAAGAAGAATAGGCGTGTTAATTCATGCTTATGAGCAAGGCGTATTTCCCGCTTCATACCATTACGCTAAATGTCAATATTGCTCTTATACTGCTCTTTGTGATTCAGCACAACAGTCAGAATTGTGGGAGTGGTGATATGGCTAAAGGGTATAAAAGAATAAAAGAATGCAAAGTATGTAGTGAAAGATTTGAACTACATAAGAAATCAAACAAATGTAAAAGTTGTGGCGGACAATTAAGGATAGTGGTAGATAATAGAAACATAAGAAAATTAGGTGATATATGATGCAAGATAAAATAAAGACAAAAATTAATAGTAAGGACTGGAAATTTCATGAGTTATTGAAGTTGAAAAATGTAGCAAAAAATCTGTCAGAAGAACTTTATCATGAAGTCGAGTTGAAAGACCAATTAGAACTTATATGGGAAATGAGAGTTAAAGATGATTTGACATTCGGTAAACTGTTTAAAGAATCAGTGATTTCTAAACTGGAGGAAGAAGTAATGAAAGCATTTCAAGAGAAGTTCGAATCGGCTACGGTTAACTTTAATGAGAATGAAAAAAGTCAACCTATACTTCCAGTGGAAAAGCCCGCAACTTTAACTGATAAATATAAACATATTAATAATCCAGTTACAGAGTTAGAAGATTTAATAGAAGGTAAAGATGTTATAGTAAATAATAAACCGTCTTTAGAAGAAAAAGATGGTAAAGTAAAAACTAGAGTTGGGAATGTAAAAGTTAAGAGAGTTGGTGGAAATGGTTTTTGATGAAATGTTAGAAGGGCAAAAGAAACTTACAGAAACTATGGAAGAAATTCATGCTACTCTTAAGTTTAGTAATAGAATAATTATGATGGTTAATGTTGTAAACATATTAACTATTATCGTAGTTGGTTTGGTGTTATTTCAATGAGTTTACTAAATATGAATAGGGATAAACCCATAGATGATATGAAGTTCCCTAGAGAAGTTTGGCCTAGTGCTAATAAACAAACTAATACTTTTGGTAGTAAAAGAATTGTAGTTCATAGTAGAGAGGATTTCAATAGTTGGGTTAAAACACACAATGGAAAGATGAATTGTTTTACATCTGTTTATGATTATGAACAATATACATTCAAACAAGCAGTAACATCTACAGTTATTCTCGATAGAGTGTTCTTAGATTTCGACTCTCATCATGGAGAAGTAGATAAAATAACAGGGGCTACAATGATTAGTCCCAATGCTATAGATAAATGTTTAGTAGATTTACGTTTAGTACAAAATTATTTACTCGAAAGAGATTATAAATTTGATATGTCTTTTTCAGGTAGAGGTTTTCATTTATATGTTTATGGAAAACAAATAAAGGACATTAGAAGATTAACTGCTTTCTTTAACGAAGTTAAAAAAGTAACAGTAAACGGAACTTTGGATAGTTCTGGAATACAGGAAAGAAGACTAAGACGCATTAGAAATACTATGAATCTAAAATCTTCTTACGGAACTGGTTGTTTTTATTGTATTCCTTTAACTGTTAATGATACTCTTTTAAATGGGGATGAATTATTAAGGCTAGCGATGAAACCAAGATTCGAAGTAAGAGAAACTTATGGAAAAACACTAGTTGAATGGCCTAAAGTAGCACCGATAAAACAATCAAAAGTCGAGGCCGATGTGATTAATGTGGGTAATCTACCGATGCCTCCATGTATGCATAGTGCTATTATGGTAGAAAATCCAACTGATGATGCTAGAATGAGATTAGTTAGTTGGTATAAAGAGTTATTATTGTGGACTGATTTAAGTATTCCATTTATGAATACAAACGTGGTTCCCGATAAAGAAACCCGTAACAGAATAGGAAATCAAATTGTTGCGGAGATAAAAAATTTACACGAAAGTTATAACGTGTGGTTAGATTTCAATGAATCAATAACGAAACAAAGAATGGGTTCTATTTTGGAAAAAGATTACAGTTTTCCCAGATGTGAAACTTTAATTGGTCAAGGGTATTGTGTAGGAAAATGTTGGAGGTTATAAAATGCAAAAAACACTGTTTGAATATGGATTAATATTAGAAGAACAAATGACGCTGTTAGATTTTGGATTAGAAATTGAGGAATAATTATGAGTTTAATAATTGATAGTAGAGAGAAATCAATTCTCACAGACTTAGTAATTGAAAAGGCTAAGTCATTAAATATACAGACTACTAAACAATGGATTGAAGTCGGAGATTATGTAATTGGCGATGTATGCTTTGAGGCTAAATCAAGCCTTGATTTCTTAGGCTCAGTAATGAGTAGAAGATTATGGACACAACTAGATAATATGGATAGATGTTACAAAACTAATATTGTTATTATTTATGGTTCACTAGGAGATGCTTTACAATATACAGACCATTCTGCTAAATATGATAAAAGACCCATTGGAGATAAAAAGAGATTTCTAACGAATAGGTTTTTCGGAGCATTAGGAAGAATAATGTTAGACTCAGATATTAAACCTGTATGGGTTACAAGTGAACATGCGGCGGCTTCAATTATTTGTACCGTTTCTAAAATGCAAGGTCACGAAAGAGAACCAATTAAACCTCATATCTTTAAAAGATTAACTACTGATGATATACGCATTAATATGTTAACATCAATTAAAGGTATAAGCGAAAAGAAAGCAAAGATGCTTATTAAGAAATACGGGTCACTTATGGAGATAGGAGACTGTAGTAAAAGGGAACTATGTTCCTTAGACGGAATAGGAGATGTAACAGCAGATAAAATCTTATCCGTTTTTAACTCAGAAAAGAAGGTGAAACAATGAATGAATATGATTATGATGATGAAATATTAGATAAAGAACAAGAAGAAGTTAGGGAGATAGATTTACCCTACATAGTTAGAAACTGGGAGAAGGTAGCAACTAGTTATTCAAGATATAATAACATACCTTCTATTATCGGGTTTTATTCTTTATTAGGAGATTTGGCTAAAAATATGGTTGAGATACCATTTGGTCCAACTAGTACAGATACGAGAGTACATTTTTGTTGGATTCAAACAGCAAGAACTGGAAAGACGACATTGATTTCTTATGTGTTAAATCCAGTTGCTAAAGAAATCTTCAAAGAATTAGAAGATGACCCTTATGTAGAATCTAAAGTTTTAAACTTTGCAGATTATACTACTGCCGCATTAGTAGGAACTTACTATGAAAATAAAAAATTTATAGAAGACCCTAATAAGATTCAACAAATTTATGATGATGAAGTACGTAAAATAGAAACTAACTATGCTGATGAAGTAAGAAAATTAGAAGAGAGATTAAGAGGAAGAACCTTAACCCAAGAACAGTTTGTGGTCGAAGAAGCACCACTTATGAGTGAACGTAATAAACAAGTAAGATTAGCAGAAGAAACTAGAGACTTGGCTAAAGAAAGATGGATAATAGAATACGGGCCTATTCATGGACAAGGACTTTGGTTCGCAGATGAGTTTGAAGGTAGTGGTGTATTCAAAGATAAAAGTCATAAAGAAAATATGAATATTGTTTTTCAAACATTAATGAATAACTTCCATAATGGCTCTAATGTATATGCAAGAATTTTGACTGGTAAACCTACTATTTTCTTAGATTCAAGATATACTATTATTGCTTGTACTTTTCCTCCAGAATATATGTTGAAAACTGTAGCAGAAAAAGGTATTTTACAAAGATTTCTACCTTACATTTGGACCGTTCCAGATGATATAGTTACTAACATGAGAAAAGAAGTAATTAGAGGATTTGGAACAAGAGCAGAAACACAAGGGCCACCTTTACATCTAAAAGATGGAATATTACAAATATATAGATTACTAAAAAGAAGGTTTGAATCTGTAGGTAAAGATAGAGACAAAACAATTGTTTACAGTGCATCAGCGAAAGACGTATTGGATATGGAATATGACAATGTGTTAAGATACATAGATAATTTAAAACCTGAAATACGAAATGTGGTTCGTTTATTTGAAATGAATTTGTTAGAATATATGGGTAAATTGGCTGTACTTAGTACAATAGCAATGGCCCCATCTATTTCAAGAGAACAAGACAGGTATATTGTTCACTCTCAAAATATTAGACAGGGCGCATACATTGTAAGGAAATGTTATACTGCCTTAGTGTCTTGGTTAGAAGATGCTATGAAAAATAATACTAAAGTATTCAAAGAGAAAAGCAACTTCAAAGAATTCCAACAGGCTTATCAACTAGCGTTAGATAGGGCTAAACCACAGGAAACAATGGCTGGAGGTTATGTTTGGAAAAAGAATGTATTAGCAGAAGCGTCTAAAATACTTAAAGTAAGCCCTGCAAGCACATATAGAAAATTTGAAAAAATAAGTGAATTTTTCGAAACAACCAAGAAAGGAAAACAGGCTTATATTAAACTAAAAACTACGGAGGGATAAATATGGAAGTAACATGGGAGAATAAATATGTAGTGTTTGATGTTCAAGATGGACCTAAAACCATGATTGATGCACTAAACTTAGAAGGGCAAGATGGATGGGAAGTAGCATCTATAGTTAGCGTAGCAGGTAATAAGTTATGCGCTTTCTTAAAGAAAGGAAACTATATTGATAAACCCACACCCGAAGAAGAAAAAAGAGATGAAGTGCTAAAATTATGGGGCGGTAACAAATGAACAATGTAATGGCTATAGATTTAGAAACTAAAAATCTATCAACAGATATTGGTGGGTGGGGTAATACTCATATGTTTTTAGTTTCAACTGTAACAACTTGGAATGGAGATACAGGAACAGTCTATGTAGATGAACCAGTATCGGATACTTTTTCTAAATCAGGAATACAAACTAAATCTATTAGAGAACTTAAGTTTGATTTAGATGACCACTTCATGAAAGGTGGTTTGTTATTAGGACACAATATCGTGTCGTTTGATATGCCAGTTTTAAGAGATGCTTTAGATATATACTGTATTAGAAAATATATGTCTTCTAATCAATATATAGATACTAGCCAATACTTTGTTAAAAATCATGGAGAAAGATATTCTTTAAATAACTTAGTAGACCACACTTTAGGAAAACAAAAAACACTAGATAGTATGGATGCACCTAGATTATGGAAACAGGGAGAATACGATACTGTAGTTGATTATTGTTTAAAGGATTCTCAACTAGTATATGATTTGTGGAAACATGGTAAAAATGAAGGATTCGTAAAAGCATTTAATATAGAAAAAGAAGAAGAAGTAAAAATGGAGGTTGAATGGTAATGGACACTGGAGAAGTATTTGGTTGGATATTTTTCTTCATATTTGTTAGCATTTTGTTCTTTGCGGCGTTTGGCAGTGCATCTGTAACAGAAGATACTGTCGAAGAATATATTAATAATCTAATGGCTGAAGAACAACGAGCAATGAATAGAAAGAAATAATATGTCAATAAAGCATAAATGTAAAAAATGTGGTAAAGTAGTTATACCTAGACGTATCAAAGGATATTATATTGGCTCTAACGATATGATAAAGATATGGGAGTGTAACAAGTGCGACTATTTATGGAGAACTTAAGGGAGGGGGGCTACGGCCTCTCTCCTTTTTTTTATTTTATTTTTAATAGGTAATATTATTGTTACCTAACTTAACTCTCTTTATAAGCCATTAAAAATAAAAACATACATTTTTCATCGCTAGACTAGAATTTCAACATTAATTTTCCCAATCGGAAGTATTTTTATTTTTAGGAGGTTTTTTCATCAATTGATAAAGAGCAATAGAAAAGAACCATAAATAACACACTCCTAAAACGCTCAGTCCACAAATATCAACAGTATCTAGTGAAATTCTTTCTGACATTTTTATCTACAGACCTCTAATCGCAAACTGTACAGATAGAGCAGTATCACTCCCCGCTGAATTACTACCTTGATATTCAACTTCCATTGCATAAGTAGTCCTAGCCACACTAGTTATCTCTATAGTACCATTTGTATAATTAGCGGAACTACCCGTTGTATTAGTTAAAGTTTCGCTCGGGCCTGAATTCTGAGATAAAGTCCAACTATGTGTGGTAGCGGTTCCACCAGTACCAGAGTTACTGAAAGCCTTCACTGTAAGCGTAGGATTTGTACCAGTATTAATAAAAAAACTAGCATTATTGGCTACATCAAAATCAGTACCCGCTGAAAGTGTTCCACCACCAGACGGATTCGGAATGTCTATGTCACAATTTAATGTAACTTGCCTAGCATTGTCATTGATGTCTAAAATTTTAAGACCAGCAGGTGCGGTAACTACGGCAGATACAGCATTCTGCACAACTCCAAATTGCCAGTGCAAACCCAAGTAATCACCCTATTCTTATCCAAGTATTATTACCACTACAAACAAACGTAGCCGCTTTAAAAGATTCTATATCATCATGATTACTAGCCGCAACACCGTTGATAGTCGCAGAATTAGAAACTGCTATCTGTGCGCTAATTGTCGAACCTGTTTGATTATACACCGTAAACTGAACACCTACACTAGTAGTGTTGTTTATAGAAGGTAAAGTTAAATTAGAACTAGCATTATCAAAAATTACTAAAGTTCCTGAGTCTCCGATAGTAGGAGCATAAGTAGCCGCCGCAACAATAGCAGTTGTCGCTCTTGAGTTGAATCCAGCATGAGTAGTAGCATTAGCAGTAGTATCGGGTTGCCCTACATTTGCTACAATAGTTGAAGTTAAATCATCATCATCATCAATTAAAGATACACCAAATTTAAGATTACCACCTTTATCTGTTGTGCTATGGTCTTCTGTCGCAATAGAAGCAATAAAAGCAGAGGATTCTAAAACAGAAGAAGGTACATTACCATCAGTAGAATCAAAACCAATACCACCAAGCAAATCTCCATCGGAAGTAGAACTATCTGTTCTAACAACCATTATTCCGTCATTACCATCAGCACCAGTAACATTAACTTGTAAAATATTAGAAGGACTTGTAGTTCCAATACCAACAGTACCCGTATCAGTAATCCTCATCCTTTCTGCCAATGTTCCAGCATCGGCCGTTGATATCGTTAAACTTCCATCATCGACCCCAGTTACTTCATTGATAGCAGAAATTCTAGCACCAACATAAGAAGTTGGTCCATGTGAATCGTAGTTTTTTAAATCTAATCTCGCAAAATCTGTACCCGTTGCGTTTCTTGCTCCTTCAATGATAACCGTTCTTGTTTCGCCACTATCAGAACTTCTTGAAATTGTAGTATCACCACTTACTTCTAATTTAGCCGAAGGAGCAGTTGCGCCAATACCAACTCTCGATTCTGAACCATCAATCCTCATTACTTCTGTTCCCGCAGAACCTCCATCATTTACTTGTAAAATAATATCTTTATTTGAAGTTACGTTTTGAATTATAACATCATCAGAAGATGTTGAAAGTTGTAAGTCTGTTCCAATCACTACTTCTCCTGAATCTTTTATTCTCATTCTTTCTGCTAAACTTCCAGCGTTAGCAGTTGAAAGCACTAAACTCCCGTCATCAACTCCCGTTGCTTCATTGATAGCGGCAATCCTAACACCTACATATGAAGAAGCACCACTATTAGAATCATAATTTTTTAAATCAATTCTAGCGAAATCCGTTCCAGTTGCAAATCTCGCACCTTCTATACTTAATGTCCTAGTTTCACTATTATCAGCACTTCTCGCTAAGGTTGTATCTCCTTTAACTTCTAATAATGTAGTTGGAGTGCTAGTTCCAATACCAACGTTACCACCATTAAATAAAGCGGCGTAATTTGTATCCGCTGAACCTACATCAACTGTAAGACCTGTTGCTGTTGATGTTCCACTAGTTGCCCCAACAACATCAATATCCATACCTATAACAGTTGATGTTCCTAAACTAGCAGAGTTAACATCTAAGTTAATTCCAATATCGTTATGTGCGTTTGTTCCAGAACTAGCAACTGTTCTATCAAAATCAACGTGAAGTCCTACTAAATCTTCTGCTCCATCTCCAGAAGTATCTGTGTTAACCACCATAGATTTACCATCAAAAGTTAAATTGGCTTCTCCATTGATTCCACCAGCACCATCAGCAGTTGTTATTCTATTATTACCATCATTTGCTAAAGATGCCCCACCTGCTAATGCTACAATACTAGAAACGGTTACTGATTTAATTACATCAGAAGCATTGGTATCTTGGATTAAAACTTTATCATCAGTAGCAACAGTAGCAGTCCCAATACCAGTAATGAATAATCCACTTGATGTTCCCGAAATAGAACCTGCTTCAGTATAAGTATTAGAATTCTCATAACCAATTGATAATTTATTTTCTGTTTTACTAGTAGTAAATGTTTGAAAAGCAACTGTAGAATGTGTATCAGTTGATTGAACTCTAATTAAGGAAATAGGAGTTAAGGTAACAGTTAGGTCAGGAATAACTCCGTCACTCGAACCCATAATTACACTAATAGTTCCTGTTCCATCACCGTCATCTGCAAAAGCCACCCAATGATAGAAAGCACCCGAAGAAGGTTTATTGATTGTAGTAGCCGAAAGAGCATCAACGGCAATAAATTGACCATTAGAAAACCCTTTACCTGCGGTCAATGCTACTTGAATATTAGAACTACTAGTTGTAAAGGTGTGAGCAAAACCTAATGTTGCGCCATCCTTTAAAGCATAATTACCCTGTGCCATTGAATGTAATCCCTTAAACAATCCCGAATGTGGAGAATCTATTTTATCAACTAATTGTGTGCTTGCTGTTGTTGTCAAACTACTGAGTATTCCACTATTTGCCACCATCTTATTCAACCTCCATTGTATATATTATCTCAATAGTGTCACTAGTTGAAAAGTTTCCTATTCCTTCGAAGTTGACTCTAGCGAGCATAACATTTTCTGTAGGATTATAATCATAACTACTAGTATCTATTAATGCCATCTCAGCATCAGTAGGAAGATTACCAAATATTCCCATCTCTCTAATTGTATATCCTTGTAAAGTTGAGCCAGTGAAACTACTAGTAAATTCTACAACTTTATCATCTGAGGATATGGCGGTATTAGTGGCAGATGTACTCAAAGGCACATCTAAATCAGAAGCGGTTGGATTAGTTCCTCCACCACCAGTTCCTACTTTTGTTGTTCCACTTGTTGCCCCAAACATTTCTCTCAAAAATAAGGCTACTTTCTTTTTTGTTGTGTGTGTTATCATGTAAAGTCCTCGTCTGTTATTATTGTCGTTATTGTTTCTAATGGCCCCATTGTATCTCCGAAATCTAACTTTCTTGTTGTTAAGGTTTGAAATCCTAATGTGAATGCATCACTGTCCGCTAAACTAATCTTCTTTATTACTAGTCTTAATTCTTTCAGTTTGATTGAATCGAAAAAGTCTAAAGGAGCAGTAGTAGCACCGAATTGAGAACCCCTTATAGAAGCAGAATTAGATTTATTTTGAATTGATAATTCAGCAAATCTATTTGCTAAATCTTTACGATAGGTTCCCACTTCTAACTCAACTAAATTTTGGGTATCCCTTTTAATTTCATATATTTTATATTGTCCTTTAACAATACCTTCTTGTGGGAAATCTAAAGTTACTAAATCTCCAGCCTTAATAAAATCAATACCTTTATTTGACATTTTAATTGTGAATCTATCTTCACCATCTGAATGTACGGATAATAAACTCTTTGCTCTTGAGTCTACATCATCTTGTGAAATAAGTTCCATATTTACTTCTTCGAGAGTTTTTTTACCAAACTTGTCTATACTCTTACGATTACGCTTAATAGATTTTACCCCACTACCATAAACTATTATTTCATTAAAAAGGTCAAAAGTTGATTTATTTCTAGTTACCCCTGTAATATTCACATTAGGACTAGAGTATGATAAATCTATAGGTTGTGAATCTAAAGTTGTTCTTTCTTTTGTGAGGGATATTCCTGTTTCATCTATTCTTAATTCTTTTTCTTTATATCTAGCGGCAAAGGTAGCGGCCGAAAATATATCAACTCCTTGATAATTAGGTGAAATAAAATAAGGATATTCTTTATTATCTCTTATCTCATAAATAATATCTTCTTCACTCAATAAATTATTAATAACATCTTCAACTTCTTCTCCTATTACTATAGTTGAACCTATTTTTAAAGTAGTTGGTTCATTAACTTTAGTTACTAGAGGACTTTTAAGAGAGAATATTTCTCCAAAAGAAACTATACCATACATAGGTTGACTCGCACTATCACTTAGAGTTAACCTACATAGTGCTCTATCATCATAATAATCTGCCTCTACCCCTATAGACATTTTTTGTTTTGATACTCCATCTGTTAATAACATATTAAATGATGAACCTGATTTGAACGTATTTCTATTTCCCGTTGGATTAAATAAATGAATATAATCTCTAAGAACAGTAAATGTATTATTTAATAATGTTATATTTCCAGAGGATAAATCAGCGTCATTGCCAAACTTACCTGCTATCACCAAAGAAGTATCACTGATAATAGACTTAACATAGCACCTTTGATGGTCTAATAAAATAACATCTCCTTCTTTTAATTCATCTGTAAATTTAGTGCTACTTCCAGTTAAAGTAGTATTACCTATATCCATATTAGAAATAGTTCCAGTTAAAGTTTGTTGTTGTGAGTGTCTACCATCCATATCTATAGCCACATACATAGACATAATTGCTTCATTTTCTCCTTGTTCTCCCGAAGTTCTTAAATCAATATTATGAATACTACTTAATTCCCCACCAGTGAACTCACCTTTATTGTTTAATCTATTTACTGGAGGAATAAAACCATACATAGAGGGACTTTGCGGTTCTTTAGTAGTTTGTGCAGATAAACAATATAAGTTTAATTCATTGGGTGATTCGGGCCATATACAAGTTTCAGCGGGGCGCATAACTCTATAATCATTAAAAAAACTTAAATTACCAGTATTATCTATAGGCAAATTATCTATTAATAATTCATGAGCCACAGCATTACCCGTTATCTCTCTTCTATGTTCTTTAACAAAAAGAATATGTTTAGGGTCTACCATAGTATCAGCCATAGAAGTTATAGCCCCGCCACTTGCATCTATTATCCCTTTAGCATTAGGGAGAGTGTCATTATTTACATGAACAGAGCCACCATTTTTAAATGGCAAATGGTCAACTAAAGTAGGCTGAGTATCAATAGCCGTTCCTAAATTACCAACTAAATACATACCTGTTAAATCTACAAAATTTAAAAAGCCATTATTAGTTCCATTAATAATCCTAAGCCATCCTTCTTTACTATTACTTCCGTTTATAGAATTTATACTGTTAACTCCTATTTTAGTTACTGCAAGACTGCCGTCAGTTAAATCGCCATTATAATCGCCTAACTGTAAATGAGGCACAAAAGCACCATAAACTCCATCGGCAACATAACTAGTTCCATCAGGGTCTTCGAAAAATGTTTCAGTTTTAGTATCAGAACGAAGTTTAGCATAAGGATATGAATCATGTGTTCCAGCAGTAATAAAAGTATATTCACCACTATTAGCGTTTGCTAAATCTGAATCTGTTATTCCTCCCTTACTGTTTCCATATGGTATATCGGATAAAGGCCCATTAGTTAGGAAAAGGTCAACATTACTTTTAGCGCCCCCTGTAGTGCTAACACTTATCTCAAAAGTATCAGAATCAGTTACAGTAACAACATAAGCCCCTTCAGGAATACCATCTCCCATTACTCCTTGTCCCTCTGTTATGGTTCCGCCAACAGCCCCGCTGTGAGTATCTATTGTTGTACTATCATTATAATCACAACTTCCAACAATAAATACCGCTGGTTTGGCAAAGGGAAATCCTTCCGCATCTACTTGTTTAGAAATTTTAAATTTACCTCCTAATGGTATATTAGTAATAGATTGTTCAATATTATATCGCCCTAAAGCAACTACATCGCAATTCTTGTAAGGATTATCACCCGTTTGAACCCACTCTAAAACATTAGAGGCGTGAGAATATTCAGTTGCTATAGGATTTTGTATAGTATTATCTGCTCTATTAACAAGATAACTTTTTACTTGCATAGCATTAACAGTTCTACCTGATTCTGTCGAATTAGACGAAGTAGTATGAGCCGAAAAATATGCCCTAAAAGAAGGTGGTAAAACAAAATGAGAAGAAAAAGTAGTGCTTAATGCCGTAAAGTTTTCATTAAAATGAGTCATAAATTTAGACTCAGTTATTTTATTAGAGGTAAAAGTTAATGTGGTATTAGAATTAGTAGCAGTAGTATCTACACTTAATGTAAAACATGTGGTGCTGTTTATAGCAACAACAGTAGCACCTGCTGGTATTCCAGTACCACTAACAATTAAACCTACAACAATATTAGCATTAACATCATGAGTAATATGTCTAACACTTGTGGATGAACCATCAGATAATCCCGAAGTATGATTAGTATCACAAGTAGTATCTGTAAAGCCCCCCGCATCAGTCCCCTCTCCATCTGCAAATACAGCGCTATTGATACTTCCATAAGGTGTTTGTTTATAGACTCCAGAAGTATGATGCATTCCGTTAATCATACCTTGTAACATATTAAGGTCATTATCTCCTACTTCTGTAAATGTATTTTTACCACCTCTACCTTTAGTTCTAAATGTAAAGAACGAATCATGTCTATCTTGATTTGCTAAACTAACTGCTCCATCTCCACAAACATATACATACCCATAATATTTATTTCCAGTTCCATCTGATTTTAAAATAGGATGCCTAGCAACAGTTCCAACTATATCTATAGTGCTACTACTACCACTATCATTCATAGCAAAAACCTTACCAAGATAATATCCTTTATCTGTAAATATTTGGTCGCCTATTTCTAATAACCCGCTAGGTGCGGCACTTACAGTTAAAGTATCATTTCCATCATAAGCGGTTATAAGTAGATTAAGAGCCTTTAGAGGTTGATACCTTGTATATTCAAAATTAGGAGTATTAAGTTTAGACATATCACTTGGTAATCTCTCAGGGTCTATTAGATTGAAATGCCAATCATAAGTGCAATCTATTAAACGCATCAAACCAAATCTTTTCATTTCGGATGGAAGAATAGATGCTTCACTAATCGGTAAGTTTTCGTATTGGTCATCTACTTCTTGTTCATCAGGTAAACTACCTTCATAGTATTCATGTAAAACAGAACTAGATTTTGTAGCACTTTTACCTTTTAAGAATATATTATAATCTGTAAACTTCCTAGCAATAGCCGTACTATCAACTGTACCAGAATAACCAATGTGATGTTTTCTAGCCATAGAATCGGGATACATATCGGATGGAGAGAATATAGACAATCTTAATGTTTTAGGGTCAGGTAATTCCCAATGGTCTTTTGCTCTAGTAATACCGTCAAACTTAGGTCCAATAAACGGTTCATATAGAACTGTAATATGTTCAAAACCAGTAGTAGTATCTGCTGAACCCCCCACTCCAGTTTTAGTATCTAATGTTTCAACTCCTATCTGAGTAAAAGGCATCTGTGCTACTTCCATTGTATATTTACTACTAGATAAACTTCCTAACTTGAATGTTCTATTGCTGTTTTTATCAGGCCATCCACCTAACTTAACCCATCTATTAGCCAATCTAGTTGTAAAGTTTGCACTATCACTAGCGGCAGGGTCAATAAAGGCCGCATCATCATCAGCACCATCCCATTCTATATCATAATCATGAGCATTAGAAGCCCCGCCAGCCGCAGTAAACTTTTGATAAATTAAAGAAGTATCTATACTATCAACTGGCCCCTCTGTATCTTCTTGCCAATCACCCCCTCTATGGTTATCATGAATTCTAGGCATAAATCTAGGATACAATAAAGTGTTATAATCAGAATGTTCTGGAGTAGCGATAGTAGTTCCATGTTTACTAAAGTCGGCAAAGTTACTACCTGTTACTGGTCTAAAATCTCTTGATTCGGGTGAAAGATATTCTAAGAAATATGGATGTTCTCTAATTTTATTTGTAGAATCAAATAAGTTTACATTACTATTACTTGCTTCGTTAAAATATTCACTATTAAAAGCAAAATCATTATTATGATAACCATATGGATATTTAATAACTTTATCAGTTCCGTATTTAGCATCTTCAATTCTATAAGCGGTAGCATAACCGTTTATTCTTCCCTTTTCAGATGTATATGCTCCCTTAATTTGTCCATCTCTTTTTCTTCTATTTATGTAAGATAATGCTAAACCTTTTTGTAAACCAAAATATCTCCATTTAGTATTACCATATCTGTATATGTAATCTGAATATATTGCATGTCCAGTGGCATTATGGCTAACACCATTAACTGTATTATTAGTAAAATAATGATATATTCCACCATTCCATTTAATAGGTTTACATATATTATCTACTGCATTAGGACTTGATAAGTTATTATTAACTAAAGTTAATACACCGCCTTGACTTAATCCTTGTGTATTTAGAAGATATAACCCTTGAGTAAAATAATCAGTTAATACTGTTATTCTAATGGTTGCCCCTTTAGATTCATCATCAGGTCCACCTGCTATAGAACCTGATTTAGCCTTTCTCATATAAAGAATAACTTCTTTATCATTACTATCAGTAAATACATGAGCGATAGAAAATACTCCATTATTATGTTCATTAGAACTACCTTCTATTTTTATTCTCATACCAGCCTCTAGTTTTTCTAAAAAGGCTCGCCCTGCCGTTTCATCAGAGGATATTACATGTGTTTTAAACGCTGTTCCACCAAAATCAGAAATAGAGGTTGTATCTCCATCAAATGTTATATCAGCCGCACTATGATATGTTGGTGGACTAGCAGAAGAAAAATATTTGTAAATACCTTCACCACTATTAACAGCCTTAAATAAAGGTCTATCTAAAGTGAAACAAGTAGCGTCATTAGCAATTCCACCAGTAGAACTAGCACTAATATCTATAATTCTGCCGAATAAATTACCCTCAGAATCGAATATAAAATCTCCCTCTTTTAATTCTTCAATCCATGTAGTGTAAGAAAATATACCATTATGCCCACTCGGTATAGAGTCAGAACCTAAAAATGTAGTAGCATCTGGGAAATGACCAATATGAACTAAAGTTTTATCTCTTCCATCTAAAGGATTATCATCTACTCTACCTAAAACCGCTGGACAAATTGGTGCAACTTCTATAACAGTTCCTTCTTCTTTAGAAGAAACACTAACAATATCATAATCAGTTAATGAATTAACAGTGTGTAAATTTACATAATCTATATTGTTACTCTTTGTCACCTCATCTGCTAAATGACAATAAAAGGGCAAATCAAAATCTACTCCATTTGGAGCGTGTATATTATATCCTTTTGCTAAAGGATGAGGACTACTAGAAGAACCTATTAAACTATTACCTTCTAAGACTGGGGCATTTTTAGCGCTATTAGTGAGAGCATTTCCACCATTAAAAATTATACCTTTATTACCTGTACCACTTAAAGAATTAACTCTTATAGTCGAATAAGGGTTTGCACTCATGGCTTTAGCAAAACTAACTATATTTCCTCTTATATTTTGTTTTGCTATTTGACTAGTAGTAGCATTAGTATCAACTAAGAAACTTGGTATAACATCCTCTAGCAATCCTGAAAATTGACTACTAATCATAACGGCTTCATTTTCTTTTAATCTAGTTGGTATTCCTTCTTCTAAGTCATAAGTATTACTTGAAGGTACATTGAAAATTCTACCAATATAGGTTCCTAAAGAAGTGAATAATAAATCCCCTACAGCCGCATCAATTAAAGCATTACTATCTTTAACTAATACAATTTGAGTTGCCCCTACCTCATAAACTCCATTACTATCAGTATGACTAACTTGCCCATAAAGAGCCATCCTTTCTATTGGCCCAATCGTTGAATAAACTATATCTTCTGTAAATTTAAAGTTTTTATTTACTATTGGCCCTAATAATTTAGAACTAGAATCTCTCCCTCTTATTTTTAGTTTAAACGCCCCATCCTCTATTAGTTGCTCTACACTTTCTATAGTACCAGTAAAAACCTTACGCTCTATATCTAAATTACCTCTAAAATAATCTATGTAAGATGTTACTCCCCTTACATGCGAAGAAGCCGAACTGGAAGGTGAACGTGCTAAATCATATCTAAATCTTACTCCCGTTCCTTCTGGGTCATCACCACTATTTATTGGATAACCATATAAAGATACATTAGATAATCCGTCTGCATAAGGAAGATAATCTGTTTTATTATATAGTTCTAAAAATCTTTCATCTTTTAAATGGGTTTTTAATTTAACAAAGTTATTATTTTTATCTCCGTATTCTACTTTAATTCTATGTCCTGAAATATTACTACCTTTAAACACTAAATTAATATCATTTATTCTACTAAAGTTTACTTTCTCTAAAGCGGTTTCTCCAAATTTTAAAGACGCTCCAGCAGTTTCAAATAAATTTTTAAAATTAGTAACATTTCTATTTGTTGGTTGAGCAGAAGCCCCATCATAATCTAAGTCATAATTAGATATATCAGTATCAATATCTAAATTAGTTAATAAGTTATCTGCTAAAAAGGAGTATTTTCTTCTAAAACCATCTGTGTTAAAATTAGGAACAGAACCAGCAACTAGGGTCGTAGTGTTATATTCAGTATCAGTTTCTTTTCTCCATAGTCTAACTGCAAATTCTTGAGAATCAGAACTAACATTACTTATTTTATCTGGAACAATATGATATAGAACATCGTCTACATTAACAGTAAAAGACTCAAATAATGGGTCTAAACGACTAGTAGTATCTGTATTAGTTTTAGGAATAGAACTTTCTAACACGAATCTTAAATCTTGATTATTTTCTAAATTTATAATATCAATAGTTGCCCCACCGTTATAGTCAAAAGTTCCTATTGGAAAGTCCCTAGATACATCAAATTCTTCATTCTTAATTGTCCTATGAATAGATATTTTATCTCCTTCTTTAAACTTTTTAGCAAGTATTTTTTGTATATCTATTAGAGTAATATCTACATATCCACCACTAGTAGTTACAGATTCAAATAAATCTATATTTATGATATTGGGCATTATGCAATTAGTTAATGGTGATTTAGTATAATGCATATATCTAGTCTGTCCTATTGCGTGACCATAATAATAACCGTCATCATCTTTAGGTCTATGTGCCATCCTAAAGGCATCTTTCATTTTAAAGAATCCACCTGAAGTTGAACCGTAATGGGACGGACTAAAAACACAATACATCTTATTGTGGTCTAAATCTACAGCGTGTCCAGTAAAAAATAAAGCCAAATTGGTAGAAGTAGAAGCCCCACTAAAATCATCTGCACTCATTGTTAAAGTTGTGGCCGTTGAATTATTACCTTCTACAATGTAAATACCAGTTTGCGCTCCTGTTAATCTAAATCTTGAATCTTTTAAGATACCTTGTAATCCCCAATTAGTAGTAGAACCGTCTAAATCTGTAATAGAATTATCAAAACTAACATCATTACTACCTCCACCATCAAGAAAAACTGTATCGGGAGAGCCATTAGTTAATGATAAAAAATCACTAGTATAAATCAAAGTATCTACAGCAGTTGGGTCATCTGCTTTATACAACATATCTACAACGGTTGCTTCCATTGTAAAGGGACCATAATCTATAACGTCAGTTCCATATTCAGGAGCAGTAACAAAAACACTGTAAGCATAATGATTAGAAATGCCTGTAGAATAAGTTGTCCTTAATACATATCGTGTTGAGTGTTCTAATCTATCTTTATTATTTAGAAAGTAAAAGAAAGGACGTGAAACATGAGTGTTAGCATGATGTCTAGTATTATCTTGAGTTCCTTGTAACCCATAAGCGCATGCCACTAAAGTTTGATTATCAGAATCAATTTTGGGTAAATTAGAATCTAAAGAAGAAAAGATAGCGTATTTAGTGTCTTTAGGTATATCTCCTTTTATAGCAGGTTCAAATTGTATCCCATCACCTAAAACTTCATTTTCTAATAAGTTAGTTATTTTAGCAAAATGGTGAGTATTAGGGTCATCTGCAAAAACTAAAACCCATAAGTGGTCTATATTATCTTTAATAAATACAGGAGTTTCATCAGCATAACTAGAGTCAGGTATATCTGTTCCTTCAAAACCCCTTACAACATTCGCTACCAAAGTAATAGAATTAAAAGCAGTAACTAACATATGTTCATTATCAACTATTAATACTTGCCCCGCAGTTGGGTTAGTGCCTCCTTGTAAAGTTATAGTTGTAGCAGTAGAAGTTACCGCCCCGTCTAAAGTGCCACCATCTGTAATAAATCTTTGACCGCTATCTCTATCTACATCATAGGTTTTAATAGCATTACCTCTAGTAGTTTCTAAATTAGATAAGTATTCATTAACAGATGTTATTCCTGTATTGTTATTAGGATATATCCTATTAACAGCGTTATATGTTTGTTTAGTAAATGTGAGTTCGGTTGACCCACTTCCAGTTGCACTAGCAGATAAAACAAAAGTAGTCGTATTAGTTACCGAAGTAACAGTTGTTCCATCAGGTATATTAGTACCAGTTACAGACATTCCAGCAAATACACCAGTAGTGTCTCCGCTATTTGCAGTAGTATTACTATTTAGAGTAAAAGTCGCTTTAACCTGATGAGCCTGATTAATACCAGCAGTAGCGTGAGTTAACACATCATTATCTGCTTTATGAATTTCATAACTGTTAATTGTTTGATATATAACTTTAAGTTCTTCGTTATTTGCTAAAGCAACAATATTATTTTCTTCTAAAGTTATAACGGTTGCAGTTAAAGATTTAATTGTACCTACTAATGCTTGGCTATCATCATAAACGAAATCTCCTACTTTAAACCTAGTAGTAGCATCAACTGTATCTACTATTATAGTTTTAGTAGTATCAGCACTAATAGCCCCATTGACTAAAACACCTGTATCATAAAAGCCACCAGAAACAGTAAAGTCAGCAAAGTCTTCACTAATATTTCCTCTTAACAATAAAGGATTTACAGGAACTTTATACAAAGATTTTGTTAAGAAATTTTTAGTTGGATAATATTGAGCATGAGCAGAATCAGTTTGTGTTATATCTGTATCAGTTGTAGTTGTGCCTAATGCTTGTTCTGTTTGACCTTTACGCATAGCAAAAACATTGGTATTAGCAAAACTGTTTATTTTCATGAATCCTCACCTTCAAATCTAAAATAAAGTAATGTATTTCTGAAATTAGGAAGCAAAGTATCTAAACTTTGAAAAGTAGTTTTAACATCTTTAGTAATAGAAAACTCATGTATCTCTCCCATAAACTGTGAAGCCCTTCTTGTTTCTAAAGTATCATTACCATTAGAACCTAAAAAGCAATCACTTTGGTCAAATTCAAACTCTGTAAAATTTAATGAAGTTCTTATAGTTACATCCTTTAATGTTCCAGCAGTAGTTGTAGCAGAAGCAACAGCACTTTGAGTTGTTATTGTAAATGAACTAGTCCCAACTGTTTGACTAGGTAATTGAAAAACTCCATCTAAATTAGTAACTCCTGTTCCGTCAATACTTATCCAATCTCCAACTGATAAACCATGTGCGCCTATTGTATTGATAGTTACTGTTGTGCTACCATCACCAACTATATTGTGTATTCTCAAATCACCCTCACTGAAAATAGAAGTTTCTACTACATCTCCATCTATAACTAAGTTAACTCTGTTTGCTAAACTATCATAAGACATACCTAAATAAAAAGGTCTTAAAACGTAAGATGCTTCTTTCCAACATTCCGCTATCAAATGACCACCAAAGTTATCACTGTCACTAATACTATCACCACTTCCATCTATTAGCCTAACACCATCAAATAAATCACTTGGTAATATTTTATACAAAGTTCTTGAAAAATTATATTCCTCTAATGGGTCTATGTAATAATCTGTAGGAGTAGAATCACCTCCACCGAAACCATCTATCTTACTAGTTCTTGCTGTACCTCCATCCTGATTTCTAGCAACTGTAATAGCATTACCACTAATAGCACTAATAGTTATTATTTCATCAAAGAATCTTAGAGAATCTCCAACAGATAAATCTCTTGCATCGTCAACATAAAAGATAGTTTCAGTTGTTGTTCTTACAGGTTTAGTTAATCTACAGGCCGCCATATAAATATAAACAACTTTATCACCACTAATATGAGAATATAAAGAATCAATATATCCTAAAGAAATGGGTTCTTTTTGCTGTAAAGAAGTTGAAAAGGTTTTACTAGAATTTATTTGACCATAAAGTTTTCTTCCTCTCCAAACCCTATCAACCATATCTAAAGCAGAAGTACCATCTGCATTATAATTTGTACTACCATCAGCAAAGGATAAAACTCCATGGGTGCTAGTTGCTCTCGTTGTGTAATAAACTTTTAATGCTCCAGAGTTATGAATTTCAGTTGTTAATAAATTATTACCAGTATTGGTCCCTCCAGCCGCTATCCAATTTGCAGTTTCTAAAGTTAATGTTCCCCCACTTTGTCCTCTAACTCTAAAGTAACCATCATTGTTATCAGAACCTACAACTTTAATATATCTCATATTGGAGGCCCAACTACCAGTAGCCCTTACTATAGTATTAGTACTAGCACTAAAAGTTACAACATTAAGACTTACATCAGCAATAGTATCTACCCCATTAAATAATCTTTCAAAGTATATTTGATTAGCACTAGAGTCTACCATTTTATGATATTTTACTCTGTCCTCTCTACCTAGATAAATGGGCTTTCCAAACACACTATCAATTAATGCTGGCTGGTCAACAGTTACACCATAGTATTCTTTATCAGCAGTTATAACTGGGTTATTGCTTTCAATAGTTACAGTTCTAGTAATGCCGTTTGAGTCTTTTCCTTTTATGGTACAACCAATTTTATATTCAGCAGGTTGATTCATATTTGTTCTTGTCATATTTTTTAAGTAGAATTCACAATTAGGATTATAAAATAATGACATTTTGTGATTCTTACGATTATCTGTATAAATAGGGGCATTAACATCATGAGTTGTAGCAGTAGTGCCATCAAAACCTCTAGCAACTGTTACTTGATATCCATTACCAAAATTTCTTGCAGTAGAAACTATTCTCATTTTTTCATTATCTATACGAATATAATCTCCACCATCTAAGTCTTCTAATCTACTAACATCAATTACAGTTTCAGAACTATCTAATGCTTCTGCTAAATAAGCAACATGCATATGTGAAAAATAAGCCTTTGACCTAGAAGAAGCCGCATTAGACTCATTTCCAACCGCTGAAAAGTATTTATCATTAAAAGGTAATTCCAAAACATTTGGATTAGCAGTTATATTAGAACTAGCATTACCACCGCCAGTTTCGTAATCACCACCTAATAACCAAGCAAAACCATTTACATCATAAGGAGTTACAATAGTTTCTATCATAAAAGAATCTTTATGGCCCCATAATCCATAAGGTTCTTCAGAGTCAGTCGGGATGTGTTTGCTATAATCTAAATGAACATAACCATCACCCATTATTGGGAATACTAATGATTTTTTATTTTCACTATAAACTCTATAACTCATACTAACCCTCTTGCAACCTCAAATGACATACTAAATTCTACATAGGGTTGACCCCCAACAAATGTAGTATCAAAAGAACGAATAAAACCAGCAATCGCCTCAAGTTTGTTATGTTTAGTAGTGTCGCCTAAAGGTTTTGGAAAGGGGCTACCCCCAAAACTACCGAATGCATCTAAACTAGAACCGTTCCCACTTCTAACCCCATAGTTAAAGGGAACTAAAGGGCATTTTTCAACTGGAGTATTTTTACCGATTGCATTCCCATCTATATCTGTAACATCATTACCAGCCGCATCTTTATCATGATAGATGAAATCATTTCCAACTCTTGAAGGTATAAAAATAATTAAGTTGTTAAGATTTTGTTGAACTTGGGCGGCAGAAGAATCAACATAAGAATGTATTAGTTGACATATTTCTTGTGCTGTCATTTTTACAATTACGTGTTTACCATCCACATCTGTATAAGTTCTATCTGCAACACCAACATCCACTGTAGTATCAACTTTTTCTTTCGGTAAATCATCCGCTTTAAATTGTTTAGAAATCTGTTGTTCAGTTATAATACCACTAAGAGTAATACTTTTACTGGATATTCCTAAATCAATAGGTTGAGTATTTGCTTCACCAGTAAAGATACCACTAAGAGGAATAGGCATTGCCAAAACATCTTTAGTTGTAGATATTGCTACAGTTTCACATTTTAATGCTATTCTATTAGTATCAAAGTTTTTCATAGTAGTTGTATCTGTTCTATCTGTTATAGGACTTCTTGAACTTAAATCAAGAAACACAAAATGTCCATCATAATCTGTTGCTACCATTTTAATACCTCACGTTTGTTGATGAAGAAGTACTTCTATTTATTTCGGCACTTACCATTCTTCCCACTTTCTTTGCTATATCTCTTAACTCTGAATCTGATGCTCCTAAACGGCCATTAACATGAACATGAATTGTATTACCTCCAGCCATTTTTCTGCTTTCTGCATTGGAATGAACTCTTGCACCTTTTGGTAAATTAACTAACTCTGGACCCTTTTCTCCTACAACTGCTAAACCACCCGCTGATACTCCACCATTTGCAAAGAATGGAACAAAGGGAACTCCTTCTCCCTTAATTGCTCCATAAATCATCTCTCCTATTGCACCTGCGGTTTCCCCTAATGCTGTAAAGAAATTACCTATAAAGTCGCTTATACTAGCAACAATTTGGCCTACCACTCCAAAAAATGCTAAAGTCGCTACAACGAAGGGAAGGTTGCCTAAACTTACAAGAAATTCCATAAATTTTGTATATCCTTTTTTTATAAAATCAAATACAGGTTTAAGACTCGCATCCCAAAATATAGTTTTAAGTAAAGCAAATAAACCCTTTAATGTTAATGCAACGATACCAACCATAACAGACATAATTATACCTCCTAAACCTGCAAAGATTTTAACAAATCCTTTTCCAAGACTTTCCAATCTTTCCTTAAAAGTTCCACTACCAAAGAATGCTGAAAATATATCAACAATACCTTCTACTGCTAAAAATACAC